AGTTGGTAGAGCAGTTGACTGTTAATCAATTGTCTTACCACCAAAACTCCTGTCTTTTCTTACTTATTGTATTCTCATGTTTCCTATATGCTTCTCTTGACATCAATTGTAATGATAATCATTTGGAAACAAGAAACAAGATAATTTTTTCCCCTCCACATAGCGAAAGCTACCCCTCTGATAAGATCAGATCTGCAATTAATACTTGCACCTATACTGTTATGATCTAGCTGTTTTTGCTGATCTCTTTAATGCTTTGGCAGATACAGTTCCTTTACCTTTTCTGCTAGTGCCTTTTTTTTTGCGTAAATTCATGTAATAATAAAGACCCTTTTTAGCAACTCTGCCAGACTTAGTTTTGTGAAAACCTTTTTTAACTTTTGCCATTATGCCATTCTCCTTTTTTTAGATTTTTTTAATCTTGCAAAATCAGCACCAGTTATTCTGTTTCTAGGCTTTGCAACTCTTGCTATCTTCATTTGCTTTTTGCTATACTTTTTATTCTTACCTTTAGGCATTTACTTCCTTTTGTTTGTTAAGTTCCAACTTTTCTTTGAGCCATTTTATGTGCTGCTGTAAATGTCTTGCCTTTTTTCATAGCAGTAGCCATTGATCTCATGTGTTTTAAAGTGTGATGTTTCTTATGCTTTCTCATGGTCTTTTTTTGTCTTGGAGTTAGACCTTTCAACATATTAGTTAGACTCATTTTTTTCCTTTTCTATTAGTTTTTTGTAATCATCTTTTTTCATACATTCATAGTGAGCTTTGTCCCCACCATAAAAAGCTACAAAAGATTCTGCGTTAGTCATATCTTGTTGGCAGTACCTACACTTACCAATATCAATAACTAATATGCTTGGTTTCTTCCAAAGTTTATTAGCCACTAACAATCCCACTTTCTAAGTGCTTTGTTAATTCTACTGTTAGGATCTCTAGCTGTTTTCTTAGAAGTTAATTTCTTTTTCATGCCTAACATTCTGGCACAAAAAGACTTTCTTCTTTTGCTAGTCTTAGATTTAGTTGGTGCTTTTAAATTACCACCAGTTGATCTGTTATAAGATGCTCTGCCTTTAGCATTAAGTCCACCAGACTTAGACTTACCAGCTTTTCTTGTCCATGCTGCACTTGCCATTATGTATTAACCTTTACTGTTTCTTCACAAACAAATTTCATGTAAGCACCTTGTTTATTTACAAATTCTCTACTCATACCAGAAATCATTTTGTGTGAAAAATCATAGCCAAACGAAACACAATCGTAATGGTCTTGAAAATTATCTAATGGTAGTGGAATTTGTTGGCACTTATTACCCTCTATTGTTGAGCAGATCACCATAACTAAAATAAAATCCATTTACTTTTTTCTCATTATGTCTGCACCTTTAAGACCATAGATAGCAGAAATTACTCCTATAAATATAGCTTGATACCAATAGGGAAGCTGTTTGAAATACTCAAAAAATAAATCTAATTTATTACGAATGTCAGGATCGTCAGAGAAAACAGACCAAGCCAATAGCAGCATAGGAATGGATATAAGAATGAGGACAAACTCATCTTTCCAACCATTATCATTACTCTCAATAATTTTCGCTTTATATTCCAATTCACCTGAACTCATCTTTTCTGCATGACGCATTTGTGCATCTGCCATGAGCATTTGCGTTTGTTTTTTCTTTTTATAAATATGACTGCCTGTTTGAACAGCTAGTTTAATTGCACTTAACCACATTATAATTTTACCTTTCCATCTTTCCATTCCATTTCAGGCAATCCATCAGAATAAGACTTGCCATCAAATGTTAAAACTTGTTTTCTATTGTTGCCATCACAATAACTTGCATGAATCCAACCAGCATTATCTTCATCTGGTTTAAAAAATTCTAAAATTAGTTGGTCAAAGTCGCAATTGTTTTGAATCCAATAAGCAACCTGAATATTAGGAGTACCAATAATCTCAAAATCGACTGCCATACCTTTAGTATGTTGTGAGCTATCTGAACTACCTATCTTACGATTAAGCTCTAAGCACCTAAAACCAGAATTAATCATAACTGGTTTTTCAAACTTAGCTCTTACAGGCTCAAGTATTTCATAAGCTACATTACCAAGATTTTTAATTTCACCAGAACCAGGCATATTCTTAATGCCATTCCTAGTTGCAACTTGACTTTTAGTAAATTCTGAAAGTTTAAAGTGTTTTGATACTTGCATTTTTCTTCTTCCTTTTCTTTTGTAAAAGTTTAACCCTTGTATGCCAGAGAGATGAAGTCAGTTTAACTGAGTAAGTTTCAACAGATGATATTACATCATCTAACCACCCAAAAAATTTGTATAAAAATTTATCTATCATTTTAAATCTGTAAATTTGTCAAACCAATAAAAGATTCTGCCGAACTGTTTATCAACATTGATTAGTTCGTTTTCTATTGATGAGGTTTTTGCTTTTAATTCTATAATTTCAATAAGAGTCCATGATGATATGGATAAAAGTATTCCACCAATAATAGGTAATAAAAATTTAAAATTATTATTCTTCATTTGTGGGTACTGGTAATTTAAAATCTTTAGGTGGTATTAGAATTTTATCACCCATAAGTGTTATGTCTGGGTTTTCTTCTTTGTAATTATCTTTAATTGAATCCCAATAGCTGCCAGAATTTTCTGGTCTATTATCAATACTTGTTGGAGTGACACCTCTACATTTAGATACTAACAATCTAAAGTTTTCATTATATGCAAGGCTTGGGTTATTATTAACCCTACCACACATTTTCATTAATTCTAATTGTTGTTTGATTGCTACATTTTCTTTTATAGTCTTACAATCTACACCTAAATATTTTCTGTATGTAAAACTTAATCTATAATTTTCACTATCACTATCGTAATTATTATTGTTACTATAATGTCTATAATCATTATTTCTATCTTCTTTCTCTACTCTAGTTTCAAAATCCCCACATCTTGCACCATACTCATTAAGATATTCATTTCTAGGATAAGCAGGTTCTACAAACAAAACCAATATTGTAAAAGCCAGAACAAGTAATCCTGTAAAATAATAGTTCATCTTGGCAATCTCCATTGTTCATAAATCCTTTATCTGTTTAAATCTTTAATATCGTATGAGTGTTCTCTTACTTGGTCAGCAAGAGTTCTGTATAAATTTTCTGCCATCTGCCATGTAGCTTCAGCAGAAGAAAGTCTTGTATTCATTTCTGTAATTTTTTCTTCAGCAACTTTTAAATCTCTTTTAAGATTTACAATTTGTACTTCAGATTGATTGATTGTTGTTGTTAAATTTAAAACATATTTAACAGAAGTAAATCCCCCAACTACTATTGAAGCAACTACTGGAATAAATATAAAATTCTTTTTTAAAAGGTCTGCAAAGTTCATAATTAATTATTGGCATGGTCAACCATGACTATTTTTATTCCTAATTTTTTTTGCTTGGCAGTAGGTGATCGCCAAATTTTTCTTCTATATGGTTTAATATGTTTTCTGTATGTATTAGTTTTAATGTCTAGCAATTGAATAGAGCCATCTGGAGATACTGCTACTAAGTCAAATGGACATTGAGGATCACAAGCCTTTGCTACCCAATACCCTTTTCTAGTTAAATTAACTATCTCTTGGTATTCTCCGATTGTGCCTTTAATATTTGTACTTAACTTAACAGGCTTGACACTAGGCTTAATAGACTGCTTAGACTTATTGTTGCGATCACCCATAATAATTTATAAATATTATTAACTTTGATGTCCAAGTGAGCTAAGTGATTGTCTTTGATTGTGTCTATTTTTTGATGAATAAGTTTAGTTTCGCCTTGTAATTTTATAATGTCCTGTGAGTTTTTTAAAGATTGAGTAGTCATTATTTTGAGTTTTTTAGATCGTCTAAAAATTCTTCTGCTTCATCTTCAGATATTAAATTATTACTTACCATAGCACCCATTATTTGTGCTGAGTTTCTATAAAAAGATGGACTACCAGGATTTAATTGAAGTCCTTTTTTCATTAATTTTATAATTGTTGGATTAGTGAACATTTTACCAATTACTGCTGGTGCTAAAAGAATTGCAGCAGATGGAGCTGTAAATACACCTGATGCTAAACCAAATACAGCACTACCTTGCATTAATTGAATAAATAAACCACCTGGAACACCATCACCAACTGTTTTTCTTTGTGCAACTTCTAAAGCATCAAGCAAACTTCTAACATCACTTAATTCTTTTTTTGTAAATATTTCTTCTAAAGTACCTTTACCAAATTTTTCAAATTCTTTTCTAAAATAATTAGCATTAAGTTTTCTATATAATCTATTGGATTCAGTTCCTATATCAGTAAACATTGTTCCTTTTATTGATGATATTAATTCTTCTCTAATTTCTTTGTCTTTAGTACCTTTTAAAACTTGCATAAAGTTTTTGACTGTACTTTCTCTGTTAGGTTTAATTAAAGTTTTATAAACTTCTTCTGGAGCTTTACTTGTAAGACTTCTTAAAGTTTTATCGTTATACTTTTTGACATTTTGTCTGTAAAAATTTTGAGCATTATTATAAATAGATTTTAAATCTCCTGGTACTGCTTCTGCTGTTTCATCAATATTTTTAGTTAAACTTTCAGTTACATTTTGAGCATATCTAGCACCTTGACCTTTTATTAAATCTTTACTTGATCTACTAACACCTAATAATTTTGATCTTACATTATTAGCAACTGAAAAAGAAACTTTAGGATCTAAGTTAGTAATTGTATTTAAAACTTTGATTCCATCTCTTTCAAGTAATTCAGTTGGCTTTGCTTCATCTAATAATTTTTTAGCAAGTTTTTGTGTTGAGCTTATATCTACTGTAACACCTTTTGCTGCTGTAGTTAAAGCATCATATCTTACTTTGGCATTTGCTCTAAAAGCATCTAATGAATTTTGAACTGCATCTAATGCTAATTCACCAGCATTAACTCTTGTTGTTGCATCTGAAAAATCATCAATAAAATTGTCTAATTCTTTAGTTAAAATATTCTCAGCACCTTTTCTAGCTTTAATTACTTTACCACCACCAAAAATAGATTTTTCTGCTAAATTTTCAGCAATATCAATATATCTATTTTCACTTCCTATACCTGGTGTAATTAATCCCTCTGCTGCATCATCAATACTTGATGTACCATTTTTTAATTTATCTTTAGATGCAGAAAGTAATTCTTCTGCTTTCTCTGCTTCTTTAGAATATTTTAATCCTTTAAATCCTATTTTTTTTATTATAGCTGGGATTGCACCACCAATAGCTTCTGCTGACATACCAGTTGCAAAACCTCTAAATATTTCTTTTGCTAAATCTTCTTTTGGATCAAAAGTCTGTGCTAATCCAGCAGCAGCACCCTCACCCACACCAGCTCCAAGTGATCTAACTAATAATGGATAAGCCATTCTTACTAATCTTGAAGCAGCATATAAAGTACCACCAGTCATAGCACCAGCTACACCCCCACCAATTTCTAAAGCTAATCTTCCAAATGCAGGTGATGTAAGATAATCTTCAATAGCTTCTGTTCTAGCATTTCCCTCTGGAACTTCCATGTCATCAACAATATTTCCATAAGGACTCTTTTGTCTTTTTCTTAATTCTTCTTCTATATCAGATTGAGAAAAACCAGATGTAACACCTTTTCTTCTATTAATTTCGTTTAAAATAGTTTGTCTATCCATATTAATATAATTTTAACATTTCTTGCAATTCTTCATCTGTCATTTTTTCTAAAGAATTTGTTTCAGGTTTTTTATAATAGTCAGCAGCATTTGAAGATTCCATGTGTTTTGAAATATCGCCACCATGATTTTTTCTTGCATCATTTAAATACTTTCTAAGACTTTCTAATTTAGCTTCAAAGACAACCTCTGTATCATCAAGTTGAGGTATTAATGCTCTTATTCTTGTAGCTTCTTGTTCAGATACAGCAGCACCAGAAATAGCCTGTGTTAAAAAAGTTGTAGTCTTATCAATATCTGCTGTTAGTTTTGCGTATTCTTTTCCTTTTTTAGATCCAGTTAATCTTCCGACTTGACCTTTAATTCTATCTACATCAAAACCGATTCCAGCTACTCCTCCAACTGGTTTATTTAAACCATAGTATCTTTTTTCAATACCATCTAATAAACCAACTGTATTTTTATATTGAGTTCTTTTCTTTAAATCTTCTGCTGATGGTTTGCTTACAACATTTAATTCACCTTTTTCATCTTGTTGAACAATTGTTCCAGCTGGTAATTTTAATTTTGAAACTTCTTCATCTGTTAAAAGTCTATTAGCTTTAGCTCTTTTATTTTTAGAAACCATTTCATAACCTTTAATTGGATCAAATCTTATTAGTGCTTTTTCTATATCACTAAATCCAGTTTGATCCATTTTAGATACTGCATCTCTAAAATCTGTTTTTCTTTGTTTTTCTTGAAAAGCATTAGATATATTGGCAGCTCTTAACATTTGAGGTAAGGCAGCTTGTCCTAAACTTTTACCTTGAGAACCAGCAGATAAAAGTCCAGCTCCTAATAAAAATTCTTCGTCTTGTAGTAATCCTTTTAAATTAAATGCCATTATATTAGTCCTTGATTTGTTAGTTCATCAAAAAATGGATTGGCAGATGTCATACTTCTATCAAAATTTTGATTGAAAGTATTGCCATAACCATATTGTTGATTGTTTGGTGTTAAGTTTAATGTTTGTGAAATTTTATTTTTAGCAGCATTGTAAGTGTCCATGTAAGCAGATGATACTCCTAGATTGCTACCCATGTTGGCAAAGTAATCATTAACCATAGATGGTTGTTGTGGTGTATCACCAATAATATTAGCAGCATAAGGTACAAGATTATTAATTTCTTTTCTTTGATCTGCTTCACTTTGGTTGTCATCTCTACCAAAACCACCTCCATAATTAAACTCACCAGAGCCATCAGGATTATATTTAATTACTTTACCAGTATAACCTAATACTGCTAATGCTTTATTATTTCTATATTGATCTAATGCACCTTTAAATAATGACCCTATAACACCACCAGAAGTAAAAACAGTTTTAAGAGGATTTTTATTAAAATCAGCTTGAAAAGTAGTTTTATCTGCATCTATTTCTTTTGTAAATTGATTATATTTATCTAAATTTTTTATATTATCTAATGAACCAATTAAATTATTTAAAACAAAATCTGTTTCAAGGTTTGATAATTTACTTCCTACTATATCAGAATTTTGTAATGCTTGTAATTGATTAAGTGCTTTAACTTTATCTTTATCACTAACATCTGGTGAGTCTAAAAACGCACCTAAATTAGCTGTTTGATATTGTTTTGTGCTAATAATTCCTACAGTTTGTTCTATATCAGCAGTTTTGGTTTTAGGATTCCATGTAGCATTTGTAATTTCACCTTGTCCATATCCAGCATCTATATTTACATTAGGATTAGAGTATGCTTCTGTTTCATAATCAAAATTATTAACTGCATTTATTTGTTGAGTTCTTATAGCTTTTTGAAAACCTGGATCTACTGTATTATTATCCCCCCCACTACTAGGTTCTGGACTTGGATTATTAGCTGCTTGTGAAACAGCTCTATCAAATTGTCCATAATCAGATCCTGTATCTCTATTTCCACCACTTCCACCATAAGTTCCACCACCACTACCATCATAGTTTGGGTCACCCATACCTGGTGGATAAGCAAAAATACCAGATGCTGTAGGTGTTTTTACACCACCAGCTTGAACTAACATATCTCTTTCACTTGGAGTTATGTAAGCAAGAAAATGATTTTCTGGTGCTTCATCATTAAGAAGTCCAGCATATTGTTTTAGGTTGTTCATTGATTATAAAATTATTGAAACTACAAATAATACACTAAGAATAATAATGTATTTAGATGTGTTGTTATCTATATCTGTTTTTATATCGTAAATTATTTTATTTATTTTATTCATAATATTATAAAATTATTGCTATCACTAAAATAACAACAGCTACTGCTATTGCTTTCTTATGTTCTTTTACAAAATGTGGTATATGATCTTTTAAGTTCATTATAATAACCCTCCTAATAATGCTCCTATTACTGCACCCTCTACACCATAAGATGCACCTCCTAAACTTCCAAGTTGAGAACCAACTAAAGCACCACCAGCAGCTTGAGTAATTCTATTTGGATTAGTATTAGTTGTTCTGTTTTGAACTGGTAGACCTGATGCAATAGGATTAACAATACTATTGTATTGTTGTAAAGATTGAAAAGGTGCTAAGTTAGCTTGTCTTTGTATATTTTCTAACTGTCCACCTACTTGTGTTAAAGTTGGTGCAGCAGTAGCAATACCAAGTTGTCTTTGTCTTTCTCTTTCGTATTGATCAAAAGCAAAAGGTAATGCTTCTTGAGTAATACCAGACAAGATTTGTTGTTGGTTCATCATAGATCCTGGTGTTCTACCAGCTCCACTAAATTCAGAATTTACAGCAGTTGCAATTTGATTTGCTGAACCCTGTAACATGGGAGATAAAAAAGGATTTAAATAATTTCCAGCTAAAGTGTCAGCAAGTTGTTGATTAGCAGCTCCTGCCATAACTTCTTGTTGTGCAATACCTTGAGTTGTCTGAGTTGTTGGTGCAACATATCCTGCTGCTCCTACACCTTGATTATATAAATTACCAGCTTCAGATATAATTTGATTTAATGCTGGTTTTGCTGGATCGTATGGATCTTGTTTTATAACTTGAGTTCCACTTCCTCCACCTGAACTTCCTCCTCCAAATGACATATTATTTTTCCCTTTTGTTTGTTATTGTTTTTTCAAGAACCACATGAGTTCTTTTGTAATTAAATTGTTCCATAATTTTTTCCCAACCTTTTCTAGCAATTAGTTCCATGTTGGTGCATTGATTGTCTAAAGCAAAATCTTCTAATACTTTAATAAGATGTTGCCACTTTTGTCTATGTCTGCCTGTAACTACAAATATGTTGCAAGATTTTTTTAATTTTCTTTCAACTATTTCTGTAACTACAACTCCATAGTATTTTTCTAAAGCTGTTTCTTTAGTGCTATCCCAAACTATCCATAACTGCATAGCTTGTTTTTTACAAGTATCATAAACAAAATCTGCGTCTGTGTGATTGCCTGAGTAAGATAGAGCTTCGCTAATATCTTTTTTAACTAAATTCCAGACATCATCTAAATTAGATGATGGTATATGTACTAAATTCATTATGTAATATTTAAATAAGTAATACCAAAGTGAATTGAATCAGTTGCACTAACTGTAGCCTTTAAACTGTCTGAGTTTTCTAAAACTAAAGGTAATGTTAGTAATTCAACTGTAGTGTTTGCTGATAAAGATTGTGTTTTAAGTATTGTAAATTCTGTTGATGCTGAACTATCTAAAACATCTAATGATAATGTAGGTGTGTTAGCAGTATTATTAGTAACTCTTATAGATTTTATTATAAGTGTTTCTTTTGGTGATGCTGTAAGTAAAGCTGTTTCAGCCGTTGTTGCTAATGCTTTGCCTGTAAAACGATATGAGTTAGCCATTATTTTTTAGGGTGAGCAACTTTTACCTTTTTAATTGTTTGGTAAAAATCATAAAACTTGTGTTGTAGTTCAGAATTATTATCCATTGTATGCCATAGCATATCTAGTTGATCTCCAATGCTAGGATAAACTCTATCTCTTTGATATTGTTTAGCATCATACTCAGCTTGTACCTCTACCATCTTAGCTTCTATGTCAGCTACTGTTATTGGTGTTGTTTCATTTAACCATTGTATTTCGCAAGTATTAATATCATCTCCACTAACAGTAACTTCTGCATTAGGATTTATTTTAAGTATTGCATCTATTATAATCATTATGTTGCTACCTCCATTAAAGTAATTCCTGAAGTAGATGTATTATTTGAAGAAACATAATTATTAATAGCAACTTGAGATCCAGAACCACCTTGTTCTGCAAAAAATAATTCAAATTCTAAAGCAGAGCCAGAATTTAATTGACCACCAAACAGTTTATTGTAACCAACATTACCTATAGATGTAACATTATTATAACTATAACCATCAACTATCCAATCTAAAAAATTACCAGCTCTATACAATTTAAAACTTATATTTCTATTTGATGTTCCACCTGCTTCTATTCCATTAATATCAATAAGAACTAAAAGATTACTATTTGTGTTACTTGGTGTTATTGATGCTTTAACTCCTGTTGCTGAAAAAGATGTAGAAGTAGTTGTTGTAACAGCAGTTTTAGTTCCATGAATAACTTGTAAAATTTTTCCTCCAGCAGCAGCAGTTTGAAAAGATGGTACTGCACCAGCACCAGCACTTGTTAATACTTGTCCAGAACTTCCAGTAGCAACTGCAACTGGGTTTCCACTTGCGTCATAACTGATAATGTTTCCATCTGTACCACTAGCCATCTTAGCTAATGTAATTGCGTTATCAGTTACTTTAGCAGTTGTAATATTTGCGTCAGTTACTGAAGGTGTGATTACTTTAATTATTGCCATGTTATACTCCTATCAATGCTTTAACTTCTTCTTCGGTTAATCCTAAGTCTAAAAGTTTTTGTTTGCCAGATGCTTTTTTAGATATTGCTGCTTGTTCAGCATCTTTGATTTCTTGTATCTTTGCGTTAACTTCTTGCTCTGTTGGCATTGTTGCACCATCTTTAATAACTTCAATATTTGCGTAAGTCATTCGTTGGTCGTTAGGAATTTTATTTCCATCACTATCAACTTTTTTCCAACCATACCAATTACCACCATTAAAAGTGTGTAAGGCTTCTTGTAAGTATTGTTTGTCTGTCATAATTTATCCTATGTGTCTGCTAATTTTACTGCTGAAAAACCAGAATATTGAGAACCAGTATCTCCAAAGACATAACTTCCGCTTGCCATTGAGCTTGATTTAAATCTAATTTTTACATTTGTTGTATTTGTAACATCAAGAATATAAGAATTTGCGGCAGTAGAATTAGTTGATGAACTATTTTGATTTCCAGCCAGCATAATTGCCGCTTCAGTATAAGAAGAATTATTGACTGTAACCTCTAAATTAACATTTGCAGAAGTATCACTAGCCGCTTTAATCCCAAAAGCCATAGTTAATAAATAAAATCCTGTTGCTGGAAAAGTAAATACTCCACTTGATTGTGTCAAAGCAGAGCCTAAACCACCAAATCCAGCTCCATCATTTCTTTCCCAATTTGCACTAAGAACAGCATTTGTTCCACCAGATGTACTACTAGTTAATCTCCATTGGTCTGCGATTGTAATTCCACCACTAGCCCAAGTTAAAACACCTGACCCATTTGTAGTTAAAACTTGATTAGCATCTCCATCATTATTTGGAAAAGTTAAAGTGTATGAAGCACTTGCACTATGAGGTGGAGATTTTAATTTTATCCCATGTGAGTTTTGTGAGCAATTTAATTGTAAAGTACCGTCAGTAGTACCATCTCCTTTAATTTGTAATCCTGCAGCACTTGATGTTGATACAAAGTTTGTTTTTGCATTTGTTACTGTTGCATCACTAGGTACACCAAGATCTAATACATTACCTAATAAGTATATAAAATCTATGGCATCTCCTGTAGCAAGGTTGCTTGAAAATGTAATTGTTGAACCAGAGATTGTAAATGAACTACCTGGTTTTTGTATAACACCATTTAAAGATACTAACATATGGTTAGCAGTTTCTGGTATTACATTAACTGATCCTACTTGCATAGTGTATGCAGCTTGGTTATTTACTGTTGATATTGCATCACAAACTTGGAAGTTTCCTATCTGTGGTTCTCTGCCTATATATGCCATAATTTATTAACTCTTTGGGTTATCTGTTTTAACTTGTGCAATTCTTGCTTTCCAACTGTCAATTCCATCATCATTGATTTCTTCCAGTTGAGTTTCCCAAGAACCATAAGCTGTTTTTCTTGTAGCGATTACTGTGTTGTTTGTTTCTACTGTGTTACCAGCAGTTTCATAACTTGCGATTTGTGTATCAGTAGGCTCTGCAATATCTAAATTCCATTCCTTAATGTAAGCACCAGCTCCATTACTATCATCTTGCAACATAACATCAGTTCTAAAATCAATACTAGCAACACCATTTGCTGCTGCGTATAATTCTATTTTTGTACTTAGTTGTGCCATGTTATTATCCTCATTGTTGTGTTGTTATGTTATAATTTTAAATCCAGAAAAAATAATAGATGGTAATTTTATATTTTGTGCTGAACCAGTACCTTGATATACGTCAACATTAACATAATCATCAGTATCTAAATCAACAATTCCAGATATTGTTCCACCTAATTCATTATTTGAACCAGCACCAGAAAATAATTGTGAATAAGAAAAAGCTGTTCCATTTTTTTTCAAAAGCCAATCAAAATAATCATTATCTCCCATTCCACCCATAATAAGATTTGTTTGAAAAAAATATTTACCAGCAACTGTTGGTGTAAATTTTCCAGTTGAAGTATTGTATTTTCCATCACTATCAAAAATTTCAGAATCAAACACAACTGTTGTTGTAGTAGCATTTGCTATTGAAAGATTTGAACTTATAGTTGCTGCAAAAGCTGGAGTGTTAGTTCCACCAATTAAACTAGCATCTAATCTTTTTAATACACCAGCATCACTAATTAAAAATTCATCTGTACTTGCTGGAGAAGTTGCTAAAGCTGTTTGACCAGTAATAACTGTTGGATCAAGATCACTTGCTACAACTGGTTTGTTTGCTGGTTTAGAACCTATATAAGCCATCTTATGTAATTTCCATTATTGATAATGTTCCAGAAACTTTGTCAGCTACTGAACAATCTATTTGAATTTTATCTCCAGTTTCCAATACAACTTTGCCACCAGATAAAAGCTCTAAAGAACTTCCAGTTGGTATAGATACATCTTTAACTAACATTGATGTGCCATTAGCAACATTGTTAGCTCCACCTCTATTTGATGTTGTAGAAACTAATTCTACTTCAGCAGTAACTGCTGTAGTGTGAATGTTTGCAAGTACCAATCCTAATACAACTGTTGTTGTGCTAGATGCTACTGTGTACATAACATAAGGAGTCCCAGCACTAGCTGGTTCTGCTGCGAATGTTACTGTCTTAAATGTGTTTGCCATTTCTTATTTTCTCCTATTATTATTTAATTAACCTAAAGCAATTGCAAGTGCTGTTGGATCGTCTATATTTGCTTGTACTAAAGTTATCATTCTTGATAATGCTGCTTTTTTATTTGTACCACCAGCTCCATCATCTACTACAATTAGATCAGATGTAGTTAGGTCTGCACCAATATCACTTCCACCATCAATATCTATAGCAACTAATGGTAAAGTTCCTGTATCACCAGTTCCAATTAAAGTTCCTGTTGCTGCTGGTAAAGTTGATACACTTGAACTACCAGCCGAATGAGGTTGAGCTTGTAAAGTCTGTGCATGAGCATTTGAACTTTCACAATAAAATTTAACTTTTGATACTGCACCAGTACCAGTTCTAATATCTATTAATCCATCAGATACTGAAATACCACCTGATGATCCATTACCATCTAATAATACTTTACCTGAACCATTTGGTAATACAGATATGTTTCCATTAGAAACAGAAACTACTTCCGATATTACTGGTGAGGTTAAAGTTTTGTTTGTTAAAGTTTGAGTTCCATTTAAAGTTACATCACCAACATTAGATGGTACGACAACTGTAAAAGTAATATTAACTGAACCTATTGAACCTGAGTTATCTGTAGTACATAAAAAGAATTTATCAGCTCCAGCAGAACCCTCTTGTACGATTACCATTTGACCAGCTAATTCTGCAACTGTATCAAACTCAGGATCTCTTGCAGCATTTTGACCAGAAGCTGCTACTAAATAAATTCCATTTTGTGTAGCTGTTGATTGGTTTTTAACCAATACTCTATTACCCTCTACTAAAGTAATACCATCTAAGCTATCACCAGCTTGTAAATCTGTTGCTGTTGTAATGTTAGCTGTTGTTGCTACTCTACAAATAATTCTAGTTTTTAATCCTGTAACTAATCCATCTACATAAACTTTAGTTGCTGCATCTGTATTGTTAGATGGAGTTCCAAGTCCTGTAATTGATCCACCAGATATTGAAACACTATTAGCAGCTTGAGTTGCAATAGTTCCTATACCTAAAGAAGTTCTAGCAGTAGAGCCATTTTCAGCAACCCATGTTGAACCATTACCAACAATAATATTACCATCTGTTTTTGCTAAGTTACCAATCGCTGTTAAGTTAGCATTAGAAGCACCTTTAGCATCTATTTGATCTTGAATATTTGAGCTTACACCATTTAGAAATCCAAACTCAGTATTAGAAATTGAACCATCATGTATTTTAGTAGCTGCTATTGCAGCAGAAGCATTTACATCTGCATTAACAATTGCACCATCTGCTATTTTAGCAGAAGTAATTTGTGAGTCTGCAATCTTAGCAGTTGTGATTTGGCTATCTGCTATGTGTGCAGTATCAATACTACCATCAACGTAGTGTTCTGAATTTATTGAGTCATCAGCTATTTTTGTTCCATCAACTGCATCAGCAGCAATTTTAGCTCTTGTAACATTTGCGTCTGTAATCTTAGCTGTTGTAACAGCATTGGTTGCTAGTTTTGCAGTAGTTACATTAGAGTCTGCAATCTTAGCTGTTGTTACATTTGAATCTGCGATCTTTGCAGTAGTAACATTAGCATCTGTAATTTTTGCTGTTGTAACATTTGCATCAGTAATTTTAGCTGTTGTAATTTGTGCGTCAGCAATATGAGCTGTGTCTATAGAACCATCTACATAATGCTCAGAGTTTATACTATCATCTGCAATCTTAGTTCCATTTACAGAATCTGCTGCAAGTTTAGCAAGTGTAACTGAACCATCAGCTAAATTAGATGTTCCAATAATTTCTGTTGGAATAGATGAATTAGTTTTTGATAAAGCACCAATATAAATTCTTAATGCGTTTGTTGAAGAACCTAAGTTACCACTATCAAAAGTAGCTGTGATTGATTGTAAAGTACCATTGTTTGAAGTTGCAGTTATTGATCCATAAACAAGACTAGCATCTGCTTTTAAAACTTTTATTCTTCTACCAACATGATAGATCGCACTAATATCTGCTGAACTAGCAATAGTGAACTGAGTTGTTGAAACCCAAGCAGAAGTATAAGCACCAGAGCCATCACCATATTCAAACCATTGACTGTCATTTGCCCAATCTCTAGTATTCTTCATTAATGCTCTAATAGCATTATTAAGATTACTAGGAAGCATACCCTCATTAACATCAATAGAATTTAATGTAGTGTTGCTTGATTGAGTTGTTGAATAATCTTTAATGTTTGTTGTCATGTTGCTCCTAATTCATAAACCAACTAAAAGCCTTATCGCTTTCAGAATTATTTTTGTTAATTAATGTATTTACTGCTTCTTCAACTTGTCTTTGAAAAAACTCTTGTGTTTCAATTGAATATCTAATGTTATCTATATCTATTTTATCTGACATTATCTTGATCCACCTTGACTAGCTGTTAAATCAATTCCTTGTGCATTAGTCCAAATACTTTCTGCTGGAATTTTAACATTAGCTCTAAAGTATCTACCACTTTGTCTGACAGGATTTATTCCTGTGTCATTCATTGTACTTGATGAAGATGTAACAACATTATCAACTAATCTATCTCTAGTCTTAATAGTTACATTTGCAATTGCATCTACAATTGGTCTGATACCAGTTACATTTGCTCTAAGACCAGGAAATATTTCTTGTTCTTTTGTTTCAAGTTCAGCTTCTAAAGTTTTTCCAGAAAAAATTGCTGCTTTAAAATTTTCATCAACAGCACCTAAATACAAATGTCCTGTTGTCCAAAAAGCTGTATCAAGTGAAATATTAATATCATCTAAGTTTTCAGAAATAATATCCATTAACTCAACTGTGTTTGCTACTACGAATTGTTTAAAGATTTGTGATGCTTTAACTTTAGCAACTGACCACTTTTGAGTTACATAATTGTATATCAATAATTTATCACAAATTCCAGTAGTGTTTGGATTATCTTTACTTGGATATAACCAGATCGCTAAAGTATTAAATGGATCTACAGCAGCAGTAATTCTATCTGTGTATGCTTTGTTTAAATCACCATCAAAAAATCTATTTACTTTCTCAGCTCCTATCGGCAAAATTTGGTCGCCATTGATTTGAAAAAATCCATCTGATGCGTAAAAGAAAACTTGTCTGTTGTCCTGGCAAACTGTTTGTCCATAAACAGCACCTCTATTGGGTGAAATTACTGAGAATCGGAATATTACATTCCCACCCACAAAATCCATACGAATTATTTGATCTTCTCTAAAAACATAACCAACTTCACCAGAAGTAATAGCAACTACTTGACCACCTGAGCCTGGCAAATCTTGTGTATCTGATGAACTAATACCAGCTTCCCAAGTTGCTATGTCATTTATTCCTGACCAAGCTACTCTGTTTTTAGCACCAATTATATTACCAGTTACTAAAAAATCCCTCACTACACCAGAAGTTTTAAAAGTTGGTGGAGTTCCACTTGATGCAATAGTTGATAAATTTTGGAAAACTGTTGAAGTACCCATTAAATAATATTGTGGTACATCAACTCCATTACTAGCAATCACATATTGTCCAAATTGTGTAAAAGTGATGTAATCTGTATCTGTGCCTGTTAAGGGTGTTCCACCATAAAAATTAGTAGTTGTTAATCTTGTAGTGTCAGATGATACATTGGTTAAATTTTCATTACCAATAGCTGCTCTTGTAACAGTAACAACTGCATCTGATACTGTTGCTGTAAAATCAGCATGAGCATCAATAGTAGTTTTTAAATTTGTTGCAGTAGTATTATTATTTGTTTCTACTTTAAACTGAGTTCCTGATGCTGTTCCTGTAGTTGAAGTAAATACAACAGTTGAATTATCATTTTTTTTTAAGGTAATAGTTTTAGAAGCTCCAATATTTGCATAATCAGAAACTGTAATTGTGCATGATGCTTTTGCAGTTGCTAATTTTACATTTCTTGCACCAATTTCACTAAAAGTACCAGATGTTAATTTATATATAGTTTCTTTAGTAGCAACAAAAGTAAATACTGTATTTGTGTTATCTCTAAAACTACCAGAACCTTTTGCATTTTGTGTTACATTAGATGCACCACTATAAGCAACTAAACCTTTAACTGGTTTATAGCTTGATTGTGCATGATAAACATTAGTTGCAACAGTTGCACCAGGATTTAAATGATCTGGTTGATCTGGAAGCCATTCGCCAAAAGGTAATTGCATAGTTTAATAATTTGTTGATTTATAATTATTTGAGAAAGCACCTCTTACAGTATCTTCACCTCTTTGTACTAAAGGTGATCCACTAAATTGATCTTCTCTGTCGTTTTGTTCTAATCTTTCCATAGCTGTGCCATACATTTGTTGCCATGTTTGAACTTGTTGAGGATTAATACCTCCTAAAAAATTAGCAGCATGAAATAATGAGCCATATAAATAAATAGCTGGGTGGCTTGTTAAAATATAATTAGTTGTATTGGTACTAGATAGAGTATCAAAAGTTTTATAATAATTTAAATAGCCTGTATATGCAGCATCAGGCTTTGGAGAAAATCTAAAAGTATCTCCTAATATTGTATAAATAGATGGCAAACCAGTATTTGATGTGCCTTGCATTTGATCCATTTGTGATGGTGTTGCATATCTCAATGGACATTTTGTAGAACCACTTAAAATATATAAATCTCTTACTTGTAAAAATCCTGTTGGCAGAGCTTCAGTTTCGCTATCAATAGTAAAACTTGATTGTGCAATCATACTTCTAACTCTAAGTTTTGAGTTAAAATCAGCTTCTGCTAATTTAATAAAGTCATCAGCTATCTCAGTTGTTAAATCTGATCTGTTTAACCAATTAGCAAGTGATGCTTTTAATTCTGTATAATTTGTTAGTGCCATTAAAATCTTCCTGGTGCAGTTCTAAATAATCTATAATCAGAACTATTTAATTTTTCTTTTAAAATTTTTGTTTGAACATCTTTAGGTAAAGCAAACCAATTACCTTTATTCATATCGCCATTATATTCTTTTGCCCAAATCTCTAAAATAATGTTTGGAACTGATGCTACTCTTTTTAAACCTTTGTCTGGTGAATAACCATCATTCTGTGTGTATAGCTTTTTATTGTGTTCTAATATTGGTTTAACATCAACTGATCTTTGTTGGATAACACCTTTATCTTCGTTATCATGAAAAGTTTCGGTTGTTACACCATCATTATCTACTCTAAGTTTTCCCATTATCTACCTTGACCTTTATATCTAGTAAGTTTCATTTGTCTTTTTTCAGATTTATTTAATGATTTTTTGTGCTTACCTAATTTGGGTGGTTTATCTCTTGGAACAAAATGAATAAACTTTTGTTTAGCCATTACGCACTTAGTTCAGTAACATATAACTCACCATCTGAGCCACCAATTCTTAATACAGCTATTTTTTCACCTGGAGAAACTTTAATAATTTCAACTTCGTTAGCTGGTAATAAAGATGTGCTTGTTGTTGCTGTTGGAGTTCCAGCTACAAGAATATGACAAGCAATTGTGCTTACCACTCTAATATATTCTGTTCCAGCAGTAAATGCTGCTGATGCAGATGATGAACTTCCTGATGTTAATTTCAGTACAGTTCCCTGTCTTAATCCATAATTAAAACTCATAATTTATTTACCTTTTCTTTTTTGATTTTTTTTTTGTTTTTTTCATTTTACCTTTTTTCTTAGGTGGTCGTCCTTTTTTAGAACCATAAGTTCCCATTCCCATTGGCATAATTTATTTCCTTTTTAGTTGATTGGTATTTGTGGGGAAGTATCGCTAGACAAGATCCCCACAAAATTTGTAATTATCTTCTGATAACGAAAGTGATTTCCATTTTAGAAGCATTTGTTGATCCACCATTAGTAATACATTCAAGAGCTGAACCCTCATTTACATCATTTAAAGATGTAGGCTCAACTTCGTATTGCTTGCCAGCAGAACTTGTTGCTACATGACTAATCGCACCAGAAGTACAAGCCACACCATCTATTTCAAAAGTAATAGCTGCTGTTCCTGTAGTTGTTGCTTTGTTATGTGCAAAAATTTTAACAATTCTACCACCATCAGGTACAACTACAAAAGTTGAAGATGCAGTTGATACATCAGGTATAGCAGATGTTAAAAAGTAATCGTTAAGTGTTCTCATTGTATTTTCCTATTTATTTGCTTCGTTCCGACTTTAAAAAATCTTCAAAGACCAAACAAAATTGTTAATTGATATTATGAGGGGATAAAATACCCCCTCATAAAAGTGATAACTACTATGAAGTAGTTAAATCGAATATACCACCTGAAGCAGCTTGGTTTCTAGACTCTAAAGTGTATTCTGCAAGTAAGAATTTCTTCTGTGCATCACCACTTTGAGCTAAGTCCTGAAGTTGGAAATCTCTTAAAAAAGAAACTGCCCACATATCAGGTTGTAGAACATAAGCTGATCTAGCTTGTTGGAATCTATTTGGTACAGCAGTTAATGCTCCAAAGTCAGATTCATATATATCAACAGATGCTACCAATCTTTTGTTTTCTGCTGGGTCAAATCTAGTTGATCCACCAGTAAAGCCTGATAGTTTTTGTTTGTTGAAAGAGCCAAGCATAATCATTGATGGATC